TCTTGAAAACGTTAAAGACGGAAATTGGACAAATTAATTGATAGACATTTTAAAGATGATGTTTTATAAATATAAAATTAAGGAGTAATAACATGGCACATTTTGCAGAATTAAAAACAAAAGTAGATCCAACAGGTTTTACCTCTGATACACATCAAGTTGTAGAAAGAGTAGTAGTCGTAGCAAACGATGTAGTTCCTTCAGACATGCACGTCGATGGAGAAACATGGTGTATTAATTTTTTTAAAGGTGGAATCTGGAAACAAACTTCTTACAATAATAATTTTAGAAAACAATACGCAGGTATCGGAATGATATATGATCCTGTAAAAGATAAATTTTTAGGAAAACAACCTTACGCATCATGGTCATTAGATGAAAATGACGATTGGCAAGCACCTATAGCTTATCCAACAGTTTTAGATGATGGTAATCAAGGGTCTGTTTGGTGGTACTATATTAGATGGAACGATTCAAAATATCAAGCTGACAACACAAAAGGTTGGGAAGCAGCTAAATCAAACGACACTTCAGATCCAAAAACAATTTATAATTGGAATGGCACAACTTGGGTGTCCGAATAGGAGGATACTTAAATGCCTAGAGGCAGCGGTAATCAAAACGGTGGAGTAATTGGAAAGACGAATAGAACTTCGTTTGGAAAGTGTACTCAGACTATTAAAACATCTACAGGTTCAGTAACCACACAACCAGGTACTAGACTTGCAAAAGTTTTAGTTGTTGCAGGTGGTGGAGGTTCTGCTGGAGGATCAGGTGGTGGTGGAGCTGGTGGTTTAAGAAACGTGGAAGTTCCAGTTTGTGGAGGGTCTCCTTATACTTTAACAGTAGGTGGAGGTGGAGCTGGACAACAACCAACTCCAGCTGATCCATCAGGTAACTCAGGTAAAACTGGAGCTAATGGTAGTAGCTCAATTTTTAATCCAAGTGGTTCAGAAGGAACAACAAAAATTACATCAGCAGGAGGTGGAGCAGGAGTAGGTGTTAATGCACCTTCACCAAATCCTGGCGGTGGTAACGGTTCAGGATTATCTGGAGGCTCTGGAGGTGGAGGAGCAGACCAAGGACCTAACTCTGGAACAAGAATTGCAGGTACAGGAAATACCCCACCCGTATCTCCCCCTCAAGGAAACGATGGTGGATTTTCTAATGGACCAGCATCGTCTGGAGCTGGTGGTGGAGGTGGAGCTGGATCAGCTGGCTCTAATGCACCAAGTGGAACTGGAGGAGCTGGTGGAAATGGTTTAGATGTTAGTCCAGATTATCCAGGAGCACCTAATTCAGGAGTTTATGCAGGAGGTGGATCAGGTGGTGGATTCTGTGCTTCTAATACACCTGGAACACCAGGAGGTGGTGGAGCCGGTGGTGGTGGTGGAGGTAATGCCGGAGCAGCTGGATCAACTAATACGGGTGGTGGAGCAGGTGGTGGAGGATTAACAGGCCCAACAGGAACATACGCTGCTGGAGCAAATGGTGGCCCTGGTATAGCAATCATAAAAGAATTAAGTAAAGCAAGTGGTGTGTGGTCATTGCAAAGTCAATTAAAAGCCAAGCAACAGGGAACATGGCCACAATTTTTAATATCACTTGACTACTTAGTAGTCGCTGGTGGTGGAGGTGGTGGATCTGCTGATTCAGGATCTTCTGGTGGTGGAGGAGGAGCTGGAGGATATCGTGCCTCTGGATATGGTCCTTCGCCTTTACAAGGTAGTGCTTTAGAAATATCAAAAGGAGATTTCACAATCACAGTTGGTGGTGGCGGTGCAGGAACAAACGCTAGTACTCCAGGTAACGCTGGTGCAACAGGTGGATGTGGAACTGTATCAACTATTGATTCAATAACAGCTGCTGGAGGAGGTGGTGGAGGTGGACAAACTTCTGTAGCACAATCTGGTGGATCAGGTGGTGGAGGAAGTGCAGTGGGAACAGAATTTTATCCACCAGGATATACAGGCACTGCAGGTGCAGGGAATAACCCGCCAACAGACCCGCCTCAAGGTAACCCAGGTGGAACAGGTTGTACTTCTAGTCCAAACTCTGCTAACTTTGCAGGTGGTGGTGGAGGTGGTGCAACTGGTAGTGGAACTAATGGACCAACAGGTGGAAAAGGAGGAACAGGTGGAGCTGGAGCACCAAACGATATTTTAGGACCATCTACAACATATGCTGGCGGTGGAGGTGGTGGTAAGAGAGCATGTGGAGCCGGTGGTGACGGAGGAGCTGGTGGTGGTGGAAAAGGTGCAGGTGCACCTGGAACTTCAGTCGCTGGTACAAACAACACTGGTGGTGGAGGTGGTGGAGCTGGTATAGGAAATACACCAGCCCCTAGTGGACAATCAATAGGTGCAGCTGGTGGTCCAGGTATAGTTATTGTTAGAGGACCAAGCGCAGTTACATTTAGTGCTAACCCAAGTCCGTCCGCAACAATTTCAACTCACCCTGGTGGAGATAAATTAGCTAAGTTTACAGCTTCAGGTACATTGACAGTTTCATAATAAATGTTATATTAAGTTCATAAAGACATATGAATTTAACAAACTATTATTGGTATTTCCAATCAGCTATACCTTCTCGTATATGTGATGACATTGTAAAGTATGGTCAACAACTTCAAGATCAAATGGCAATTACTGGTGGTTATGGTGATGGTAAAAAATTAAATCAAAAACAAATAAAAGATTTAAAAAGAAAAAGAGATTCTAATATTGTTTGGATGAATGATAGGTGGATATATAAAGAAATACAACCATATATTCATGGTGCAAATACAAATGCAGGTTGGAATTTTGAATGGAGTTTTTCTGAATCTTGTCAATTTACAAAATATAAAAAAGGTCAATATTACGATTGGCATTGTGATAGTTGGGATAAACCATATCAAAGAGAAGCTAATGATCCATCACATGGTAAAATTAGAAAACTATCTGTTACAGTTACTTTATCTGATCCAAAAGATTATAAAGGTGGGGAACTAGAATTTGATCTTAGAAATTTGGATCCTGATAAAAAAAGAAATGTTATAAAATGTAAAGAGATATTGCCTAAAGGATCTTTAGTTGTGTTTCCCTCATTTGTATGGCATAGAGTATGCCCAGTTAAAAGTGGAGAAAGAAACAGTTTAGTAATATGGAACTTAGGATGGCCATACAAATAATAGATAATTTTTTAGAAAAAGACGAGTTTAATAAACTTAGTGATAATATTATGGGAGATAGTTTTCCTTGGTACTATAATGACGGTATAACCGATAGTGATGATAAAAATAATTTTTATCTTACACATATTTTTTATAGACAACCAGGTATTAAAAGTGATTGGTTTAATATGTGGTTATCAACTATAGAAAAATTAAAATGTAAAAGTATTATAAGAATAAAAGCAAATAGTTATTTTACAGTGGATAAAAAACAAAAAAATAAACCACATGCCGATTATACTTTTAACCACAAAGGTTGTTTATTATATATAAATGATAACAACGGATGCACTTATTTTGAAAATGAAACTATAACACCAAAAGCAAATAGAGCTATATTATTTGACCCAAGTATTTTACATTCAAGTAGTTTATGTGATGATAAAAAAAGAAGAATAACTATTAACTTTAACTATTTTTAAAAACAGATATGAAAAAGAAAAAAGAAAATATACAGTATCCTAAACAGTTAACTTTAGAAGAGTATTTTAAATGTCCTATATGGTGGGCAGATCAACCTAGATTTGTAAATAAATTAAATAAGGCATCTGATAAATATATCAAAATATCACAGAAAAATTTAAAACCAACTATTGATAAACGCAATAAAAAGTTTGGTGACAAAGGGGATATGGGTCACGTGTTTCATTCTACATCTTTAATTAATGATCCTGACTTTATAGAATTACAAAATTATGTAGGTGCTACAGCACATAATTTATTAGATGAAATGGGATTTGATTTAACTAATTATCAAGTATTTACTACAGAAATGTGGGTACAGGAGTTTGCTAAAAAAGGTGGTGGACACCACACTTTACATACTCATTGGAATGGCCATATATCTGGTTTTTATTTTTTAAAAGCAAGTGAGTCTACATCCATGCCATTATTTGAAGACCCAAGACCTGGAAATCTTATGAATCTTTTACCAGAAAAAGATAAAACAAAAGTAACTTATGCATCATCAGCAATTAATTATAAAGTCAAACCAGGTAGAATGATATTCTTTCCATCATACTTACCTCATCAGTACATTGTAGATATGGGTTATAGTCCATTTAGATTTATACATTGGAACTGCCAAGCAATACCAAAAGGAGTATTAAATGTCGTTTAAGAAAAATAAATATAGTGTTTTAAAAGGAGCTATCTCAAAAGAGTTAGCTAACTTTGTATACAAATATTTTCAAAACAAAAGAAATGTTGCAAGAGTATTATTTGATTCAAGATATGTTTCACCCTTTACAGAATACTGGGGTATATGGAATGATGAACAAGTGCCAAATACTTATTCACATTATTCTGATATTGCCATGGAAACTTTATTACAAGAAGTAAAACCAGTAATGGAAAAACATACAGGATTAAAATTAAATGAAACATATTCTTATGCAAGAATATATAAAAACGGAGATGTGCTTGCTAGACACAAGGATAGATATTCTTGTGAGATATCTACTACATTAAATCTAGGTGGTGACCCATGGCCTATTTATCTTGATCCAACAGGTAAACAAGGTCAAGCAGGTATTAAAGTAGATCTTAAACCAGGTGATATGTTAATTTATTCTGGTTGTGATTTAGAACATTGGCGAGAAGAATTTACAGGTAAAGATTGTGGTCAAGTATTTTTACATTACAATAAAGCAGGAACTAAAATGGCAAAAGAAAATGCATTGGACAAAAGACCTTTAATAGGCTTACCGGCTTGGTTTAAAGGATCTAAGTTGACTAATTCTAAAAAATAGTCTATAAAATAGACTTGTACGGGGGCACCACCACACCACACCCCCGTGCTTTTATTCTGTTAAATAAGTAATAAATTTGCTATAAATGGATTTATTATGCTACAAAAGATAGGTTTTCAGCCAGGTATCAACAAACAAATCACACCTACAGGAGCAGAGGGTCAGTGGATTGATTGTGATAATGTTAGGTTTAGATATGGCACACCTGAAAAAATAGGTGGTTGGAAACAACTAGGAGATGATGCTCTTACTGGTGCAGGTCGTGGTCTTCATCATTTTGTAAATAGTAA